CCCACCGCCCTACTACTGAAAGTAACCGCGCGCGGTAGTAGGTAGTAGGGCTGGGGAAATGTGGATAAGTAGGCGCATTCAGTGTCACACAGTGTCATGTCGCCCGCTGCTACTAGGTTTCGGCCGGGAAAACCTGGTGTCGCACCGTTGCACACAGTGTCCGTCTGTTGTAAAACGATGGGGTATCCAAGAGGAGGCGCACTGATGCCACGAACGAAAGCCGCAGCGGCCGCACCGGGCGCCCCGGAGACTTGGGAAGACCCGCTCTTGACCGTGCGCGCCGCGGCCGAACTGCTGGGCATGTCCCGGGAGACGCTGTACCGCTGGCTGCGCCGGGAGGCGCCACCGATGCCGGTGGAGGCGTTCGGGAAGGAAATGCGGGTTCGGCGGTCGTCGATCGACCGCTACCGCGCGGGCCTGTCGGACCCGGCCGCCAATGGGCACGGAAAACCTCGTCGACGTCGCCGCGCGTCCTGACGGTCGCCGCCAGTGCACCGCCTGCGAGACGCCGGGCCTGCTGATCGTGCGGGACGCCGGCTGGTGGCACGCCGAATGCTGGGACGTCGAGGCGCTGTGGCGCCGGCGTCGCCGCTGGGCCCGCCGCATGCGGCGCTGGGAGGCGAAAGGGCAGTTGCGCCTGTGGTGACGGACGACGACTGATGCAGCGACCGGCCGACCACGTCGCCGACTTCTCGGCGATGCAGCGGGCACTGCGGAAGGCGTCGGGCCGCGCCCGGCGACTGGCCGTCTGCCCGGACTGCGGTCGGTTCGCCCGCGTGGCCGACCTGCACGACTACGGCGTGTGCGACGACTGCCACTCAAGGGCCCTAGGCAATGGCGCCGACGCGCCATAACCGCCGGGTCGCGTTCCAGGCTGCCCGGGGCGCCGTGCTCGCCGCCGCCGGCGGTCGCTGCTGGGTCGTCGGCTGTACACGGCCGGCGACGACGGTCGACCACGTCCTACCGGTCGTGCTGGGCGGGAGCGATCACCCGGCGAACCTGCGCGCCGCCTGCGTGTTCCATAACTGCCGCGACGGCGCCCGACTCGGGAACCAATTGCGCCGTGGGGCGCAAGGCACGTCGCGGCGATGGTGAACCGGCCCTACCTGACCGAGGAACAGCTATTGGCGATCCGCTGGCGCGTGGAACACGAACAGCCGCTACACCCGTCCCTAGCCGCGCTCTTGCTCGCCGACCGTGACGACTGGTGCGAGCGATGCTGGGACCTGGTGCACGAAGAACACGACCCGCGGGGTAGCTGATGACCCGACCGGGGACAGGTCGACGACGGCCCGGCGCCGCCCGCTACCAGGTGCGGCCGGCCGGGCTGTGCGACGGCCGCATGACCTGGCGCGTATGGGACCGCCTGCAGGCGCGCCAATGGGGCGCACCGTGGGCGACGAAGGAACGGGCGACCGCGGCGGCCCGCCGACTGAACACGGGCCGGCCGTGACGAGTGATTCGCCGGGACTGCTAGGCAGGGTCGGCAACGTGCATGCGGAACGGGCAGAAGCACCAGGCAGACGGGCCGTGACCGCGTCTCGCCGCACCGAAACGGCCGGCGACGCCGGCCGTCGACCCCGGGCGCCTTTTTTCCTGGTCGACCGGCTGAACATCCCGATCGCCCTGTTTGTGTGTCCGACACGGAAAAACCGACCGGTCGGGCCGATCCCGGCCGATTCGCCGGCGCTGCGCCCGTCCGCGGGCCGATAGCGGGATGTTGCGGCCGTTCGTAGGGTAAGACCGACCACCGAGGAAAGGACCAGGCACCAGTGCGGCCCAGCGACGCGGTCAAACAGGGCCTGTGCCCGGCCTGTCTCGGCGTGGGCATGGTGAACAAACTGGTCCCGCCGCCGACGCACGTGGGCGCCTGCGCCCTGTGTCTCGGGTCGGGTCGTTGGCCGCCGCCCGAACCGACGGCGGCGACCGATTCCCCGGTACCCGGGTCCACCGACCCGATTTGCGGGCCTTAGATCGAATCGTTGACCAGGGGGTTTCCGTGACCGCCCGCTACCGCCCACGGCGTAATCAGCTGGCCGTCGAACGGCAGTTGAAGGCGATGCGGGCCGCCGGCCGCATAGAAGACGTCGACGCCGGCGTCGTTGCCCTCGCCCGGTCGACGGCGGCGGCCCTCGACGACGCCGGGCAGGCGGCCCGACTAGGCAGTACCGCGTGGGCCGAAGTCGCGTCGATCGCCCGGGCGCACCTGGCGGCCGTCCAGGCGCTGCGGGGGACGGGTCAAGGTGAAAGCGTTGACGAAGTCGACCGACTGCTGGCCGCGCTGTCCGGCCCGATGGGCGACCCCGCGCAGTCCTGAACGGCCGACCCACGGGCCGGCGGTCGCCCGCGTGGCCGCCCTGCAGGGGGCGGCCCTGATGCCGTGGCAGACGATGGTCGCCGACGTCGCCGGCGAGGTCATGCCCGACGGCGTACCCGCCTACCGGGAGGTCCGGGTCACCGTCCCGCGCCAGTCCGGCAAAACGACGCTGCTGTTCGCCGTCGACACGCAACGGGCGATCGGCTGGGGCGGCCCGCAGCGGACCGTGTACACGGCGCAGGACAGGCTGGCCGCCCGGGACAAATGGGAGGGCTACGCCCGGACCCTGAAACGCTCGCCGCTGGCCAAGGTCGTCGAACGGGTCGTCCGGCAAAACGGGCAAGAGGCGATCCACTGGCGCAACGGGTCACAGTTCGGCATCACCGCATCGGAGGAGACCAGCGGGCACGGGCTGACCCTCGACCTGGCCGTTATCGACGAGGCGTTCGCCCAGCGCGACGAACGGCTGATGCAGGCGTTCCGCCCGGCGATGGTGACCCGCCGGCGGGCCCAGCTGTGGGTCGTGTCGACGGCCGGAAACGACCTGTCGACGTTCCTGCGGGACCGGGTCGACGACGGCCGGCTGCGGGTCGAAGGCGGCGAGCGCCAGGGCGTGTGTTACTTCGAATGGTCCGCACCCGACGACGCCGACCCGCTGGACGTCGCCACGTGGTGGGACACGATGCCCGCCCTGGGCATCACCGTCGACCCGGACACGATCCGCGCCGACGCCGAAGGCATGCCGCCCGAAGAATTCCGCCGGGCCTACCTGAACCAATGGGTCGCCGGCGGCGAGCCGGCGATAGACCCGGCGCTATGGGCCGCCTGCGCCGACCAGCACGCCCAGCCGGGCCCGACGCAGGCGTTCGCCGTCGACGTGTCGCCGGACCGGGCGTTCGGGTCGATCGCCTGCGCCAGCCGCAGCCGGGGCGGTATCCACGTCGAGGTCACCGACCACCGCCCCGGTACGGGGTGGATCACCGAACGCTGTGTCGAACTGGACCGGCGCTGGCACCCGGTCGCCTGGCTGCTCGATCCGGCGTCGCCGGCCGGGTCGCTGCTGGTCGACTTCGCCGCCGCCGGCGTCAAGGTCGAGTCGATCGACGCCCGGCGGTTCGGCCAGGCGTGCGGGATGTTCTACGACGCGATCGCCGCCGGGCTGATCGTGCACCGGGCGCAGCCGGCCCTGGACGCCGCCGTGGCCGGCGCCCGCCGGCGCCCGCTCGGCGAGGCGTGGGCCTGGACCCGCCGGGCCGGAACCGACGTGTCGCCGTTGGTGGCTGCCACACTGGCGACGTACGCGCTGGGCGTGTCCGGGACGGGAGGTCCGCAGGTTCTATGAGCGACGATGCGACCCGAATCGGCCGACGCCGCCTACCATCGGGCCCGGTATGGCTGCAGCTGGGCGGCGCCGGGTGCCTGATCGCGGGAACTGCCCTGGTCGCTGTCTGGCTGGGCCTGCTGGTCGCCGGCGCCTGCCTGCTCGCCGCCGGCACGATCGCCGAAGTGGAACGGGCGGCCCGTGGGCCTAGGTAGCGTCCTGGTCCGGTCGTCGCCGAACGCCCACGTCGTCAGTGCGCCGGCGCCCTACCAGCCGACGCCGGGCCCGGAGCAGCAGTGGCCGCCGTCGGTCGTCCTGCCGCCGGCAACCGAGGCAATGGCGCTGTCGGTCCCGGCGTTCTGGCGGGGCTGCGCCTACGTGTGCGGGACGGTCGGCATGCTGCCGCAGACTGTTTTCCGTGGGACCGACGCCCTGGACCCGCAGCCGCAGGTGATCCGCCAGCCGGACCCGAACCAAACGCCGATGGCCTTTTGGGCCGGCTGCGCGGAGGCGCTGAGCCTCTACGGAAACAGCGTGTGCATAGTCACCAGCCGGGACCGACTCGGGTACCCGCTGACCCTCAAACCGGTGCACCCGACGCTGGCCGCCGTGCGGTTCACCGGCAACCCGATGGCGCCCACCATCGCCGCGTGGTACGTGGCCGGCCAGATGTACAACCCGGACGACATATGGCACGTCAAGACCCACCTAGGCCGCGCCGGCTGGCCGCTCGGCCGCGGGCTGATCGACACGGACAGTGATTCGATCGCCCTCGCCCTCGCCCTGCAGTCCTACGGGGCCCGCTACTTCACGCAGGGCGGGATGCCGACGGGCGTCCTAAAGGTGCACCGGCCCGAAGTGACGCAGGACCAGGCCGACGCGGCCAAGCAAGCGTGGGTCGCCAAGTACGCCGGCGGCCCGTCGGTCGCCGTGCTGAACGAACTAACCGACTTCACGCCGCTGTCGTTCAAACCCGTTGACAGTCAGATGATCGAGTCCCGCCAGTTTTCCCTGGTGGAAATCGCCCTTATGTGGGGCATTCCGCCCGGCAAGCTGGGCGCCAGCGTGGGCGGCGGGACCTACCGCAACGCCGAGATGGAAGAAGTGCAGGCGCGCAACGACGGCGTCAGTCCCTGGACTTCGCTACTCGAGCAGGCGGCGTCGCTGGACCTGCTGCCCCGCGGCCAGCGGGTCGTGTGGGACCTGTCGGCGTCGCTGCGGACCGACACGCTGTCCGAGTACCAGGCGTTTCAGGCGGCGCTGGGCGGCCCGGGCCCGCAGTCCGCCTGGCTGCTGGTCGACGAGGTCCGGGCGAGGAAGAACCTCGACCCGATGGCCATCACCGAGGCGCAGCTGGAACAGCAGGTGAAGGACGCCGGGATCGACCCGGACGACGACCAGCCGGTTCAGCCGACCTACGTCGGGCCCGTCCAGGACGGCCAAGAGGCGCCGGCCGCCGCCGGGTCGCTGCCGCCGGCGCCGATGCCGCCGGCACAGATGCCGATGCAGCCGACCCGTCGGGGGTGAGGAAATGGCCGATTGGGACACGTCCTATGTCAACGACCTGCCGGACTCGGCGTTTTTGCTGATCCTGCCCGGCGGGCGGAAGGACGCCGGCGGGAAGACCGTGCCGCGGGACCTGCGGAAGTTCCCGGTCCGCAACGCCGGCGGGTCGGTCGACCTGCCGCACCTGCGAAACGCCCTCGCCCGGATCGAACAGGCGTCGACGCTGTCGGCCGCCCAGCGCGAGAGTGCGATGGCCGCGGCGAAGGCGCTGGCCAAGAAGACCCCGGTCAGTGGCGACGTCGGCGAGTACGCCGGTACCGCCGGGTCGGGGCGGTCGAACGTGTCCGAGGCCGACATGCAGTTCCGGGCCTACGACGTGCCGGTCGTGTTCCGGTCCGACGGCGACGGCCGGACCCTCATCGGCCGGGCCGTGCCCTACGGCGTGCGGGCGGCGATCCCGGGGACCGACGATCACGAACGGTTCATGCCGGGCGCGTTCGCCCGCCAGCTGGACGGCGGCCGGGAAATCTACGGCCAGGTGAAGATGTACGACAGCCACACGGCCCGCATGCAGGGCCAGCAGCCGATCGGGAAGACCGCCGACCTGGTCGACATGTTGGACGGGCTGCACGGCGCCTGGCCGATGTACCAGACGACCCGGGCGTCGGACGCCCTGGAACTGGTCCGGTCGGGCGAGGTCACCGGGCTGTCGATCGGGTTCCGGCCGATCCATTCGGCCCGCGGCCCGGACGGGGCGATCGAACGCCGGGCGGCGCACCTTGACCACGTCGTGCTGACCACGGAACCCGTCTACGGCGGCCCGCAGGGCGCCCGCGTGCTGGCGACCCGGGACGGCCGTCCGCTGGCCGGTTACCTCACCGCCCAGCGACAGCTGCACGCGGTGCGCGACCGTCTCGGCCTGCCGCTGTAGCATCCGCGGCGCAGACGCTGAACCCGTAGCACGGAACCCGCCCACGGGGCGGAACCCGGCGAGGCCGCGGAACCGGCGCAGGGGCGAAGTCACCTGCGCCCACGCGCCCCGGGCGACCCGAGTTTTCGTGCTGGGGGTAGGTCATGACGAATCGCCTGTTGGACCAGCTAGGGGACCAGTACCGGGCCCTGTCCGACGACTACGACGAAATCCTGAACCGCTGCGTCGAGGATCACCGCGACCCGTCCGAAGTCGAGGCGGGCCTACTCGACGGGCTGCGGTCGCAGATGCAGCCGCTTGGGGAACGGCTGATCGAACTGCGGGAAACCGACGAACGGCGGTTCGCCGCCGTGCGGGCGATGGCCGATGCGCCGCCCGTGCCCGACGGGATCGACCGGACCGTCGTGCACGTCCGGGCCGAACCCGAGATGTACCGCCGGGACAACCCGGAACGCCTGTCTTTCTTCCGGGACATGCTGCACGCCCAGCTGGACGCCGACCCGGACGCCCGGTCCCGGCTGGAACGCTGGAACCTGCAGATGAGGGCGAACGGCACGACGACCACCGGCGCCGGCGTCGTCCCGCCGACCTGGCTGTTCGAAGAATTCGCCGCCATCGCCCACGGCGCCCGACCGTGGGCCGACGCGATCCGCCGGGTTGGCATCACCGACGCGAACCCGGTCAACATCGGCGTCGCCCAGCCGCCCGGCGCCGTCATCGCCGCGCAGGCGTCCGAGGGCACGGCGCCGACCGACGGCAACTTCAACGCAACCGTACTGACCACGTCGCCGAAGACCTACACGGGCAAGGTGGACGTCTCGCGCCAGCTGGTGGACGGGTCGAACCCGGCGGTCGACGGCATCGTGTTCGCCGACTGCATGGGGTCGTACAACGAACAGATTGAAACGGCCGTCGTTAACGCGTTCGAAACGGCCGCCAGCTACGCCGCCACGATCACCTATCCGGGCACGGCGCCCGTGTATACGAACCTGTTCGACTGCTTCGTCGACGGCGCGGCGTCGGTCCGCAAACACCGGAAGGCGCCGCCGCGCATCGTGTTCTGCAGCGAAGGCGCGTGGGCCTACATGGCCAAGGAAAAGGACCAGCAGGGCCGCCCGCTGGTGACGACCGGCTACCACGGCCCGGTCAACGCCTACGGGCTCGGCGAGGCGGTCACCTATGGGGCCATCGCCGGCGAAGTCGTGGGGCTGCAGGTGATCCCCAGTTGGGCCGCCGTCGACAATCACCTATACGTCGCCAAGGCCGACGACCTGCTGCTGCTGGAATCCTCGACCTTCAACTTCCGGTATGAGGAAGTGCTAGGGCCCGAACTGATCCGGCTGGGCGTGTGGGGCTACGCGGCGCCGGTGCTCGGCCGGTACCCGGCCGCCATCGCCAAGATTGACGCCGGGACGACCATTCCGGCGCCGGCCGAGGCGGAGGCGGAGGCGGAGGCGGCGAACGGCGCCGAGGCTGACGAGGCGAACGGCGGCGAGCACTCGGCCCGTCGCCGGACGTAAGAGGGACCCGCAGGGATGGCCGCCGCCTGGCCGACTGTCGACGACGTGAAAAACGTGCTTCGGATCGGCGACGACCCGAACGACGACACGTTCGTGGGGCAGTGCCTGGCGGCGGCCGTCCAGTGGGTCACCATGCGGGCCGATCCGGGGTGGGTCACGGCCGGGAACCCGGGCTACCTGCCCGACCCGCTGTTCCAGGCCGCCATGTCCGAGGCGGCCCGGCTGTACCGCCGGCGGGATTCCGTCGACGGCACGGCCGGCTGGGGCGACATGGGCGTCGTGCGGATCGGCCCGAAAGACCCGGATATCGAGGCGATGCTGGCGCCGTTCGTGCGGATAGTGGTCGGGTGAGCCTCGCCGTCATCGCCCGCCCGCCGGCCGTCGACCTGCGCCTGTACCAGGGCGACGACTTCGCGCTGACCCTCACCGTCACGAACGCCGACGGCACGGTCGCCGACCTGACCGGGGCGACCTTCGCCGCCGTCATCGCCGTACCGGGCGCCACCGTGTCGGCGGCCGACTTCGCGACGACCGTGGCCGGGAACGTGGTGACGCTGACCCTCGCCGCCGCCGACTCGGCGCAGCTGCCCGCCGCCGCCGTGTGGCAGTGCCGCATGACGTCGGCCGCCGGCGCCGTGCGGACGCTGGTCGCCGGGAACGTGACCGTGCAGCCGCAGGCGTCGCCGTGACCCTCGACGACCTGCTGGCGCTCCTGCCCGATAACACGACGGGCCAGATTTCGCCGGCCGATATGCGGACCATCGTGACCGAACTGTTCAACGCGGCGCACCCGCCGTATCTGTCCGTCGTGAACCCGGGGCCGGTCACCCTGCCCGCGTCGGCGTCGTTCGCCGCGGTGCCGACCACGTCGCCCTACGCGCTGACGCTGCCGGTCGCCAGCGTCGTCGAATTCTGTCTATCGCTGAACCTCGACTCGGCGGTCAATAACAATCAGGTGCAGCTGGCGCTGGACCTGTCCGGCGCCACGACCGTCGCCGCCGGCTCGCAGTCCGAACAGGTCCTATGGGCGGGCGGCCGCCAGCCGGTGCAGTCGACGCTGGAGGTCACCTACCTGCAGTCCCTGGCCGCGGGTACGACCGACGTCGCCCTGGAATACACGGCGCAGTCGGCGGGCGCGCAGGTGTCGGGCATGGCCGTTATCGCCACGGTCGTCGCGGAGCCGTCATGACCAGCGCGTTCGATAGCGGGTACTCGACCGGGTTCGGCGTCACCGCGGCCGCCCCGCCGCCGAACGTGGCGGTCGTGCTGGGGGCGCCCGTGAACGTGGCGGTCGTGCTGGGGGCGCCCGTGAACGTGGCGGTCGTGGGGGCCGGCCCGTGACCTGGGACCGCAAGACCGCGGCGACCGCGCTGGTCGCCACGCTGCAGGCGGCCGTGGGCGGCGTGAAGATTCACGAGTTCCCGCCGGAAATTGTCAACTTCCCGACCGTCAACGTCCTACGGCCGCTGTCGGTCGTCTACTCGGCATCGGCGTTCGGGATCGACGAAATACAGCTGCCCGTCGCCGTCGTCCACGGGATCGAACAGGACGACGCGATCGACGCCCTGGTCGGGCAGTGCCGGGCGGCGGTCGACGCCGACCCGTCGCTGGGCGGCGCCGTCCAGTCCTGCACGGCGACCGAACTGCGGAACTGGCGGAACCTGACCGGCGCCGGCGGCGTGCAGCTGCTGCTGGTCGAACTGATCTTGACCGTCCGAATGTGAAAGGGGACGACAATGCCAGCAGCCACCGCCGAACGCGGGTCCGACGTCGCCGAACGGGAGCCGCCGCCACCGCCGCCGGGGCCCGCCCCGCTGTACACGGGCGACCCGCCGCCGCCGACGGCGAACCCGCTCATCCTGAACGACTGCTACTTCGAACTGACGGGCGTGAACCTCCGGTGCCTGGTGAAGCATCTCGAGATCACCCCGGAAAACAAACCGGTCACCGTGACGTCGTTCTGCTCCGAAGTCGACTGGCCGGGCACGACGAAATGGCACCTGCGGGTCACGTTTTTCCAGTCCTACGACGCCGGCGCCGTGTACGCGACGCTGCAGGCCGCCTATGCCGCCTACGTGGCGAACAGCCAACCGGCGCAGTTCCGGGCCCGGCCGTACTCGAGTCGGGCGGCCGGGGCCGCCAACCCGTGGATTTCGGGCTACGCCCTGCCGCAGCCGTTCCCGCTGCTGGTGGGCGACGCCGCCGCCGCCAGCGAATGCCAGGTCGACTGGACGCTGACCGCGGCGCCGACCGTCGACCTGGGATCGGTCGCCGCCACCGGGGCGACCGCCGGGACGCCCGGGTACTACACGCCGTCCGGTGCCGGGGCGCCGGCGAACCTGGCGGCCCTCGCCGGCGTCACGGCGTCGCCGGCGACGGCGTGGGCGACCGGGCAATACGTCATCACGGCCGACCTGATGGGCAATCACTGGACCGGCTCGGCGTGGGCCGCCGGCAAGGCCTAGGGCGATGGCCGCACCGGCGCCGGTCGTCCAGGTCGTCGGCATGGCGGCCCTGCGCCGTGACGTCGCCCGGCTGACCGGCACGAACAGCACTCTGAACGCCCTGTTGTCGGCGGCCGGCCGGGAGGCGCTGCAGCCGGTCGCCGACTGGACGAAGGCCGCCCTACCGCAGGCCGACCCGACGCCCGGCCGGCTGGCCGGCGACGTCCGGGTGACCGCCAGCCGGACCGGCGCCGCCGTCCGCATGGGCCGGGCGTCGATCCGCTACGCCGGCTGGGTCGAGTTCGGCGGGACCCGCCGCGTGCCCGTGTTCAGTTCCCGGGACTACGACCCACGGGGCCGGTACCTGTGGCCGGCCGCCCGCCAGCTGGCCGGCGAGTCGGCCCGGCTGTACACGGCCGCCGTCACGAAGGGCCTGGACGGGTTCGACTGGACGAACGAAGGGACGACGGCCCATGACTGACCAGTTCGTGGAGCTCCACGACCAGCCGCCGACCGCCGACCCGACCGTCCCGCTGCCGCTGGTCGTCCGGGTCCCGTCGTCGTTCCTGCGCCGGACGACGTCCCAGCGCGTGCTGGACGCCCTGGAACGCATCGCCGGCGAGCCGATGAGTGAACTAGCGGCGACGGCGCAGTTCCGGCTGACCGCGTTCCGGGCCCTCTTGCGGGACTTTCCCGACCGGGACATGACGTCACTGTGGCTGCACGCCTACGACGTCGAAGTCGAGGTCTACGACGAGGACCCTACCGAGTCGGCAACGCGGACGCCGTCGCCGCGTTCTGCCGATTCTGGCGCATGACGCCCGACCAGATGGACGCCCTGTCCGACGAACTGTTCGCCGCGTTCGTCCGCCTGATGCAACGCGAGGCGGACGCCTACCGGGGTAGCTGATGGCCGGCCCGTCGATCATGGTCCGGGTACTGGGCGACGTGTCGGGGCTCGGCCAGTCGTTCGACGACGCCGGGACGAAGTCCGAGTCGGCGGCGTCCCGGATCAAATCGGCGTTTGGCGGCGTCATGAACGCGCTGAATCAGACGGGCATCCTCGGCCCGTTCCAGGGCGCCATAAACGGCGTGCAGCAGGGCCTGGACGCCATCGGGCAGAAGGGCGCGAGCGCCGGCGAAAAACTCATGGGGCTGGGCGCCGTCGGCGTGGGCGTCGGCGTCGGGCTGCAGGCGGCGGCGTCGAAGGACGTCGAGGCGCACGCCCAGCTGCAGGCGGCGATCGAGGCGAACGGGCAGTCCTACGCCCAGTACGGCGACCAGATCGAGGCGACGGTAAAGCACCAGGAGAATTTCGGGAACAGTGCGGCGGACACGCAGTCGGCGCTGACCGAACTGGTGCAGCAGACGCATAGCACGTCCGAGGCGACGCAGGAAATGGGGCTGGTCGCCGACCTGGCCGCCGCCAAGCACATTTCGCTGCAGGACGCGGCGACGATGGTCGGCCGGGCCTACGACGGGAACACGCGGCTGTTCAAACAGTACGGAATCACCGTCGAGGGCACCGGCAAGTCAACGCAGCTGAACCAAGAGGCCTTAGACCAGCTGTCGGCGCGACTGTCGGGCCAGGCGTCGGCGGCCGTGTCCGGGTTCACCGGGCATATGGACGTGCTGAAAACCAAGATCGAAGACCAGGTCGCCGTCATCGGGCAGAAATACGGCCCGGCGATCACCGCGGCGTCGGCCGTCATGACCGGGCTGGGCGCCACCATGACGACGGCCCGGGCGGCGGCCGACCTGTTCAAATCGACCGAAGAAGAAGCCTCGGCCGTGACCAAAGTGTGGACCGGCATTCAAGCGGCGTTCGACGCCGTCATGGACGCGAACCCGGTCGTCCTGGTCGTGCTCGCCGTGGCCGCCCTGGTGGCCGCCGTCATCCTCGCCTACACCCACGTCAAGGTTTTCCGGGACGCCGTCGACGACATGGGCAAGGTCGTGGCCGCCGTGTTCGGGGCCATCTTCGACGGCGCCCGGGTCGTCTACGACTGGATCGCCCAAAACTGGCCGCTGCTGCTGGCCATCCTGGCCGGCCCGTTCGCCCTCTTGATCTTCGAACTGGTGAAGCACTGGGACGACGTCGAGGCGTTCCTACGGGGCCTGCCGCAGGACATTTCGAACATCGCCGCCGGGATGTGGCACGGGATCACCGACGCATTCCTGGACGCCGTCAACGCCGTTATCGACGTGTGGAACCGCCTGCACTTCACCCTGCCGAAAGTCGACGTGCTCGGCGTCCATATCGGCGGGGAGTCGATCGGCGTCCCGCAGATACCGCACCTGGCGCAGGGCGGGATCGTGACGCAGTCGGGGCTGATCTACGCCCACGCCGGCGAGGCGGTCACGCCGGCGCCGGGCAACCGCACCGGCGGCCCGGGCCCGCTGGTCGCCATTCACCACAGCACGTTCAACAGCGCGACCGACGTCGACATGATCGCCAAGAAACTGGAATTCGCCCTACGGGCGAACCTCCGCATCGCATGACGGCCGCCTACTGCGTCTGCCCGGCCGTCCTGCGCCTGGAGGCGACCGACGACGCCGGCAACGTGACGCAGACGCTCGACCTGATGGACCAGGCGAACGGGTACCGGGTCGATTCGCTGGACCTGGGATGGCCGGCCGTCCGTGAAGTCGTCGCCCTGCTGCCGACCCGGGACGGCGACTACGACACGACCAGTCTGTTCGGGTCCCGGATAGTGACCGTGACCGGGTCGTTCGTGCCCTCGCCCGCCGGGTCCCGGTACGCCGCCCTGCGGGCGCTGTCCTGGTGGCTGCAGCCGGCGCTGCGCCCGCGCATCGTGTACCAGGTCGACGCCGACCTGCCGCCGGTGCTGCTGGGCCTGCGCGGCTCGCAGCTGGCGGCGCCCATGTCCGACGTGTCCGTCACGGCGTTCACCGCGTCATGGGTCGCCCCGGACCCGACCGCCTACGGCGAGACGCCGAATCAGGCGGTCATCGTGCCCGGGCTGACCGTGTCGGGCCGGAACTATCCGCGCACGTACCCGCGCACCTACACCGGTACCGGCGGGTCGGGACTCGGGTCGGTCGTGAACGCCGGCAACTTCCACACGTGGCCGACCTTCAAAGTGTGGGGGCCCTGCGTCGGGCCCGCCATCTACTACGAACCGCCGGCCGTCGGGCAGTGGGTCTTCACCGGGGACCTGTCCGTCGCCGCCGGCGATTACGTGCTGATGGACACGCAGGCGGCGACCGTGCTCTACAACGGCGACCCGGCGGCGTCGCGGTACTCGACGCTGGACTTCACGCAGACCATGCCCGCCCCGCTCTTGCCCGGGGCGACCGGGCTCCGGTTCGCGCCGATGCAGGTATCGGGCGCCTGCCAGCTGGAAATCGACTGGTCCGACGCCTACCTACCGTAAGGGGGACCCTTGACCGACCTGTTCACGCCCGACCGCCCGCCGCCCACGCCGGCCCAGCTGCTCGCCGTCACGATCGACGGCACGCTGCCGCCGCCCGACTGGCTGCAGGCGCTGTCCTACTCGGCCAACGTCGACCGCTACCTGATCGAGGGCGTCTGGCCGAACGCCGCCGGCGGCGTCCTGAACGGGCTGGTCGTCGCCCCGCACGCCGCCGGGGCGAACATGACGGTAGACGTCGCCGCCGGCGTCGCCGTCTGCCACGGGACCGACGCCACGGCGCAGGGCTCCTACCTGTGCCGGCTGCTGTCGACGTACAACGTGGGGCCGGTCCCGGCGGCGCCGCCGGCCGGGCAGTCCCGGCTTGACCGGGTCGTGCTGCAGGTGAACGACCCGGCCGCCACCGGCACCGGCACGGCCGGCTGGGGGTTCGGGATCGTGGCCGGGACGCCGGCGACGTCGAACCCGGCCCTACCGCCGGCGCCGCCGTCGTCGGTCACGCTGGCGACGCTGGCCATCGCGGCCGGGACCGTGTCGGTCGGCGCCGCCCAGATCACCGACGCCCGCAGCCAGCTGCAGCAGCTGGTGCGCGTCCTGCCGCCGCCGCTCGCCGCCGGCGCCGCCCTGCAGTCCTACACGACGCCCGACGGCGAAGTGTGGGTCGCCAAGGGCGGCGTGGCCGGCGGCGCCTGGCAACGGGCCCGCGACGTGCTGCATCTGTCGCTGTCCCGGGCCGCCGCGTTCAATACGCCGGCGAACGCGATAACGCCGTTCGGGTTCGACACGGTCAATTACGACGCATTCGCCATGTTCAACCCGGGCACGTTCGCGATAACCCTGCCGATCCCGGGGCGCTGGGCGTTCCGGGCCAAGCTCGCCGCGTCGCCGGCGCAGGGCGGTTGGTACGACTGCGGCGTCGCCGTGTTCGGGTCGGGCGCCGTCCTGCTGCACGGCATCACCGGCGTCTGTTACAACGCCGCCATCTTCACGCACACGGCGCTGGCCGCCGTCCTGGCGCAGACGACGCCGAACGGGCAGGTCGAGTTTTTCCACAATTCGAACGCCCTAGTGCCCGGCGTGGCCGACCCGCTGAACAATTACCTTTCGCTGGACTGGCTCGCCCCGCTGTAGCCGATGGACGCCGACCTACGGTTCGTGCTCGCCCAGCCGACCGGCGAGAACCTCGGCGAACTGAACGCCGCCACGGCCCGGAAAATCGACTTCGCCCTGGACGGCGCGGCGACCGCCACGTTCGGATTGCCGGGCGATCACCCGACGGCCCAGCTGATCGCCGAACTGGCGGTCGACCTGCTCGTCGTCCGCGACGACGTCGCCCTGTTCCGCGGGCGCATCGGGACGTCGTCGGACACGCTGACCGCCGACGCCCACACGTGCACGTTTTCCGCCGTCGACTACCGCGGGCTACTCGACCGGCGCCAGCTGTGGTCGGACTCGGTGCTCTCCTACCGCCAGGTCGACCAGGCGGCGGTCGCCTGGACGATGGTCGCCGACACGCAGTCCCGGCCGGGCGGAAACCTCGGGATCATTGCCGGCTACGGGCCCAGCACGGGCGTGCTCCGGGACCTGGACTACCAGCCGGGCCAGCCGATCGGGACGGCCATCGCGCAGCTGGGGGACCTGGCCAACGGGTTCGAATGGGAGATCGACGCGAACCGCCGGCTGAACATCTTCTACCCGCAGCGCGGGAACACGACCGGTATAGACCTGGTCTACGGCCAGCAGGTGACCGGCGTACAGCGGTCGCTGTCGTCGACGACGTACGCGAACGCCGTCCGGTACTCGGGACAGCAGGGCCTCCTAGCCGTCGAAACCGAGGCGGACCCGATCGACCCGGAGACGGGGCGGTTCGAAGTCCAGGTCGGCAACACGGCGATGCAGGTGCAGGCCCAGGTGCAGGACGCCGCCACCGCCGAACTGGCGACGGCGCAGGTCCTGGTGCCGGGGTACACGGTCGACCTGGTCGAGGGCTGGTGGGATCCGACGCAGCTGTGGCTGGGGGACCTGGTGAACCTGGTGGTGCACGCCGGCCGGCTGCAGGTGAACGACGAACAGCGCGTCGTCGGCGTCACCATCACCTACGACGACGCCGGCGGCGAGACGGTGCAGGTGTCGCTGGGCCAGCTGCCGCCGTCGCTGACTTCGCGGCTCGGCGGGTACCAGTCCCGCCTGGAAACCCTGGAACGGTCGTTGACCGGGTCGGCCGGGTACCTGCCCGACGCCCCGGTCGGCGCCATGTACTCGTGGCCGGGGCAGTCGCCGCCGCAAACGTGGGTATGGGCCGACGGGTCGTTCTACGACCCGACGCTGTACCCGGAACTGTTCGCCGTTCTCGCCTACCGCTGGGGGCAGAGTGGCGCCCTGTTCGCCGTGCCCGACACCCGGTCCCGGGTCATCGTGGGCGCCGGGCAGGGCGCCGAGCTGACCGGTCGGACCGCCGGCACGACCGGCGGGCTGGAAACGGTCGCCCTGTCGTCGGCCGCCAACGGCGTACACAGCCACGTCATTTCGGTCAATACGGCCACCGAGTCGGCGCAGCACACCCACGTGTCGGCGGGCGGGACCGGGATCGAGTCGGCCCCTCACAGCCACGGCGTGAACCTGAACACGGGCGGGCCGGGGGCGCTGCACAGCCATAACCTCGGCTGGTCGGCGACCGGGTCGGTCGCCGGCGGGGCCTACACGTACGCCATCATGACCGGCGGGAACACGGGCACCGGCGGCGACACGACGACCCACGCCCACAGCGTCGTCGGGTCGACCGGGACCGACTCGACCGACCACACCCACCAATTCTCGGTCAATACGGGCGTCGAGTCGGGCGGGCACGGCCACACCGTGTCCGGGAACACGAACGCCGACGGGTCGGCCACGCCGCACGAGAATATGCCGCCGTGGGTCGCCATCGGCCAGATAATCCGCATCCTGCCGCCCTGGCGGCCGTCGCTGTAGCCTCGCCGCCATGCAGAGGAACTTCGCCGACCAGGGCGCCGGGCCCGATCCCGACGCCGACGACGACGACGACGCCCCGGGCGACGCCGTCGACGACGACGAGGAAGACGACTAGTGGCCGTCACCGTGCACCCGCCCACGCAGGTGCCGGGCGACCCGGTCACCCATGACCGGGCCGCCGGCTGGGACCTTGGACTCACCGGGTCCCTGGAAATCCTCGCCGGCGACGGGACGGTTATCGCCGAACACGCCGCCGGGCAGTGGGGCTACGTCGAAGTCGAGGCGACCGGGCTGGGCCCGGGCTAGGTGGCCGTCTTCGACTGCGCCGTCTGGCGCCCGATCGGCGTGCACCAGGGCGGGACACTCGGGTCAATCGGCGCCCTGCTGCACCAGCAGGACGGGTCCGGGTCGCTGTTCGGTTGGTTTTCGAACCCGGCGTCGGAAGTCTCGGCCCATTTCTGGATCGGCTACCGGGGCGAGGTCGAACAGTACGTCGACACGTCGGTCGTCGCCTGGCACGCGATGCACCTGAACGACACCTACGTGGGCGTCGAAACCGAGGGCTACCCGGGCGAGCCGTTGACCGACGCGCAGGTCGCCGGGTTCGGCCGGGTCATGGCCGAAGGGGCGCGGCGCCACGGCTGGCCGCTGGTGCTCGCCGACCGCGACGGACAGCCCGGGCTGGGGTACCACCGCATGCAAGGCGGCGTGAACACGGCGTGCCCGTCGGACCTGCGCCTGTCACGCCGGCCGGACATTCTCGCCGCCGCGCAGGGCGCACCGCCGGCGTGGCCGTCACCGGAAAGGCTGGGACAGATGGGGATCACACGACCCGGCGGCGGGTACTGGCTGACCGACGAGGACGGCGGCGTTTACGCCTACGACGGCGCACCGTTCCACGGGTCCCTGCCGTCCATGTCGGCGATCCCGATCGGCCGGGTCATCGGCGGGGCGCCGTCGCCGACCGGTGACGGTTACTGGCTGGTCACCGACTGCGCCCGGGTCTACGCGTTCGGCGACGCCGCCTACCTGGGACCGCACCCGGACTGGCTGGCGCGCTGGGGCATCGGGACCGATACCAACCCAGTCGTCGGCATCGTGGGGCGGGGCGACGGCACCTATGTGCTCGCCGCGCTCGGCGACGGGCTGAACCCGGACCGCTACGCGATGGAGGCGGACGGCCGCTACGCCGCCGAGCCATGACGATTTCGTGACGACGGCGCGCCGCCGGTAGCACCGTTCGGGCTGGGGACGGACGCCCCGACTTATCCCCAAAACCGCCCCGCCGCTGTGGACGGCCGGACCCGGATCGCCGCGCCGGCGGCGCCCGACTGGGGACGGCTGGGGACGACCGCCCGGCGTAGCGTGGGGCGACGTGAGGCCGGTCGACCTGGTCGCCTGCATCCTGGCCGCCGCCCTGGCCGTCGCCGTCGTGCTGATCCTGACCACGGCGATAATCAACGTGGCCGACCGCCAGGCGCCGACGCCGACGCTGGGCGAGAATACGACGCAGGTACTGACCAGCCTGGTGGGCGGCGTCGTCGGCATCCTCGGCGCCTACGTCGGGTATTCGTTCCGCGACAAGCGCGACTGACGGGCATCCTCCGGGCCGGCACGGGCCGCTGCAGCCGCCCGGGCAGAGTCGGGGGGTGAACCTGCCCGGGCGGGCGCAGACGGGCGCACAGCGGCGCTGGACGGGCCGCCGGCGTGGGACCCGACGCCGGCCGTCCGGTAGGACCAGGCAGGTCGGACCGCGGCCGGATCGTGGGCCCCGACGCCGGCGCCGACCCGTCGGCCCGCCAGCCTAGGGCGCGCCAACTGGACCAGAAATGGACCGGTCGGGCGGTCGCGTACAGTTCGCGTACGTAGGGTTTTGACACGGTGCGCCACCGACCGACACCGACCGACACCGTGTGCAACCCTGCGCGCCGCCGCCCTGCTCCGGGCCCAACTGGTGCCGCACAGTTGCACACGGTGTCGCACAGTTCCACGGTACAGAGTCGAAGTAGTACCCCTGCACTAGGGTGCGGCGCATGGAAAACCCCTGGTCAGTGCCCACGGCGTCTCGAGCAGCTGCGCCCCGCGTACAGCTGCGCGTACTTAGGCGTACGCGACCCGTAACCTGGACGGCGGAACGGCGCCCCGGGCGCCGGTCGGAGAAAGGACCAGGCACGATGGCAGGACGAAACCCCACGTTGGGGACATGCCAGCAGCAGCGGTCGGGCCGCTGGCGGGCCCGCTACTCGGCGGGCACGAGGGACGACGGCACCCCGGACTGGCGGTCGCAGATGTTCGACACGAAGGCCGACGCCCGGCGCTGGCTGAACGGGCTGGACGTGGCCAGGACGGACGGCACCTACGTGGACCCGGTCGCCGGACGGCGCACCGTGGCCGACTACGCCGCCGAATGGCTGGCCGGCCGGGACGGCGAGCACTCGACCCGCTACCGGGAACGGTCGGCCCTGAACCGCTGGGTCGTCGGCCGGCTGGGATACCTGCAGCTGGACCAGCTGACGCCGGCCGTGCTCCGGGCCTGGAACGTCGAGGTCCGCGACGCCCTGTCCGACTCGACGGTCGCCTACGTCCGCGGCCGGCTGCGGGCGATGCTGGCGACCGCCGTGGCCGACCGGCTGCTGCCGCGCAACCCGGCCGACGAGGTCGAATGGGCCCGGCTGGACACGGAACGCCACGACATGGTCGTTTTGTCGGTCGGCGAAGTCGACCAGCTGGCGGCGAAGATCGACCCGGCCTACCGGGCGCTGGTGCTGATCGGCTGCTTCGCCGGGCTCCGCATCGGCGAACTGGTCGCCCTGCGGCGGGCCGACGTCGACCTGGACCGGTGCCGGGTGCACGTCACCCGGGCGACGTCGGAAATCGCCGGCCGGCTCGACGAGGACCGGCCGACGAAGACCCGGGCCGGCGTGCGGTCGGTCCCGATCCCGTCGGCCGTCGCCGCCCAGCTGCGCCCGCTGCTCGACGACCTGGACCCGGCCGACCACGTCGTCACCACGGCGACCGGCAAGGTCCTACGTCAGTCATGGTTTCGCCGCCGCTACTGGCTGCCCGCCGTCGAGGCGATCGGGCGGCCCGGGTTCCGGGTGCACGACATGCGCCACACGGCGATCACGCTATGGATTCACGCCGGCGCCGACGTCATGAAAGTCAGTCGCTGGGCCGGGCACACGAACCCGGGGTTCACGCTGCGCCGGTACGGGCACCTGTACCCGTCGGACGACGCCGAGGCGATGGGGACCCTGGACGGCATGTGGCGCAGCGTGGGCGCCGTGGTCGACCTGGCGGCCGTGCGGACCAGGCGGGCGCGCTGACACAGCCGACGGCGTAGTGTCGGGCGTCGAGGTTCCTAGATGGACCTTTCCTGTGCAACGGGACAACGACAGCCGGCCGCAAGGCCGGCTGTCGTTTCGCGTCGACA